ACCGGTTTAGTGCCAACCTACTTTGGACATTCGAGAAATTTGAATATTTATCCTGTGAATGAAAACGAGTGTACTACTGAAGTGGTGTCTGGCATTAAAACTACACATGGTTTTTGGAATTATTATCATGACTCGTTTGCTGTTAGAGGTTTTCAAGGAGTAGTCTCATATGATTGTGATAAAATTATAACACCATGGGATAATAGGCGGCATATAACTATACTTACACCTCATAAAGTTGAACCGATAGAACCTAGAGTCGATTCTGATAAACGAAATAGTTCTTTGCGGTATATTGAACCTATTCGATTCACTCGCGTCACATTAAATCAAGAAGATTACTTTGTTTTAGCAGTCGAATCCGAAACTCAGAAAAATATTATTATTGGGAGTAAGAAAACAGCCGTTTCAGCACCAGCTCCACTTATTGATGCCGCTAAATTTAATCAAGTATCAATGTATCATTCATCCTTGTGGACCAAGCCCAATATAAACGCCAGAGAACAGTATGAAACCAACGTAGTTTACAAAATAGCTCCATTAATCAAAGATTTTGATACAATTGATGCCCCATATCTGACGGGCGTAACCAATGAAAAGTACGAAAATAAGAAGCTGAATCAGGCCGTACAGAATATTGATGAAAAAGTAGCCAGAGTAGAAGAAAAACAGAGAGCGAATTTGAAGGAAGCAGATGAACTTGATCACCATCATCAAGATTCCATGGAAATCTCCTTAGAAGATGAACAAATCGACAAACAGCAAAATGACTTCCTTACTGATCGGCCATTACCATTGAAGGACGAAATCGTGTTAGAAGATGGTGATTTGAAAGTTTATGAATTGGATGACAAGAAACGGGTATATCATAGTGACCTCAAACGATTACCGGAAGTCGACGTCGATGTCGAATACAGTTTAGCAGAAGTCGACACTGAGCGACCTAGATCTAAGCTCAAATTAGAACTTAATACTGAACATGGAGTTGTACCAAATGTTAAGGACGAGGCTACTGCTGAATTAGGTGTTTACGGTAGAATCATTGCTCAAAATAGGATCAACGTTTCAACTGATCCTGGAATTGACCAGAAAATTCTAGAAAAGTACGAGCAAGAGTACATTTATTATGCAAGCGAGTTCATTAATTCCATTAATGCTAGTGAATCAATTGAACCCTTAAAGGATCATGAATTGACGGACACCCTATTCGTCAATTCCAATATTAAGAAAAAGTTCGAAAATTTGCCTGTACCACATAACCGCACTATGAAAATTGGAGCTTCATCCTTCATTAAATGGGAAATCTACCCTGAACAAAAAGATCCAAGAAACATTACTCAAATTAGCCCTCATTATTTGATTGAGATGACCAAACTCACTTATCCAGTTAAAAATAAAGTTTTAAAGAAGAATACTTGGTATGCACCCGGTCGTGATGCGAAATCTATAAACACAATGATCAAACAGCGTTGGTTACGTCTTAAAGGATACAAAATGATAGCAACTGATTTCAGTAGATTTGACGGGACAATTAGCGCATTTTGGCGCACTTTGTTAGAGAAAGCTATATATAAGAAGTTTTATCCAAATGATGCTCAACTAATAGATGAATTATGGTCGTTGGATTTTAATGCCAAATCGTATATGAAGGGTAAAGATTGGAGATTCATATTTTATACCAATGGAGAAAGGATTTCAGGCACTCCCATAACCACTGACGGAAACACTGAGGTTAATGCCGGCTCATTTTACGTGGCATTGAGAATGGCTAGATTGTCAAGAAAGGAGGCCCTGTATTGTTTACGAGAATCTATTTGCTACGGAGACGATGCATTGTTAGTCATACCAGAGAATCTAGAAATAGAGAAATTAATGAATATTTATACAATGATGGGCTTCAACCTCACAGTTCAACAATGCATTGATGATTGTATACCTTTCCTATCTAGGACATTTGTTTATGATCCTGAAAGTCGTTTGATGGCTTCATACCCTGATACAACTAAATTTTTGAACCGTTTGGGTATTATTGATGAGAGAAGTGAAGTGCCCTGGCAACAACAGATTTTTGACAAATTAATCGGTTACTATCTTGCTGACCCCCATAATGAAGTCGTTTACAATGTTTATGATACTATAGGTTATTATTTATTATCGAATGGTTTGGTTGAATTTTCCATGAAAAGTGTTACTCATGAAACTCTGATGAAAATTGCCACAGGGGCGTGGCCTAGTACTGCTTATGCTATTATTAATAATAAAAACGAATTGATGAATGCTAATGTTACCATTGATACCATCATTAAGAACCTGCATGATGGTATCCCTCCGTTCGCTGCGGCGAACGGAGACCAATAAATCCTTTTTGTAGTTGCATAAATGACTCGTAATAAAGTTGTTTCTAAATCTAAAGCTAAATCTAATCGTAAAACTCGACGCGGTAAGTCGAAGAATTTACCTGCTGCTATAGGCTCTACTAATAGACCTTATTATAAAACTGTCTCCACTTCGGCCAATTCTTGTAGAGTTAAAGGTTATGATATGGTATCTTCCAGTTTACAGTCTCCTCCACCCATAAGTGAAGATATGGCCGTTTTCTCCGTCATTACAGCAAATCCAGCTTACTGGACTGGTACTCGTGTAGCGTCTATAGCCTCTTCGTACTCTCAATACCGACCACTCAAGTTTGTTGCCCATTTTTATCCTCAAGTTGCTACAACATCTAATGGGCTTGTTACTGCTGGTACCCTTTGGAACACCGATGTCCGAGCGGCCGCTTTCCAACAAACACTAGCTACTAGTAATGGCGGTCGTATTTATCCTGTCTATTCTAAGGCTAAACATTTTATCAACCTCAAGACAGCGTTGCCCAGAAATATGTTTGAAATTGCAGGCTACCTTGATTCCAAAAATAACCCATTTAATTTCATAGCTTGTTCATTTAACTATGTCGGTATCGTTCCAGGTTATTACATGATTGAATGGGAATATGAGTTTAAAAATCCAGTTGGAGAATCCAATTTATATGAATCTAGATATATTCAAGAAAGTTTACAAATTGGTCAGGTTTGGGAATCTACAACGATCATTCCAGCATATTTTGCTAATGGTGTAGACTTCAATTGTTGTGACGTTGTCAAAGTTACTGTAGTCGATAATGCTATGTTATTCACTGCTAATGGTAAAGTTATTAAAAATGAAGTGCCAGGACCTTGTTTCTTGTTTAGGTCCAGAACAGGTAATCAATTTGACAACTCTTTGTTGATTAACAATTTACCCGAAATTGAACAGATTGCTCTTACATTTACGAATGGTAATGTTGTCAAAAATGTCCAGATAAACGATCCACTAACTAAAGTCCAAGAAATTGTCAACCGGGAC